TGGAGAGGCTTTGGTAAAAACTGCTGTTGATGCTCAGAAAAAAGGTATTTTACCGGTATTCATAATTACTGAACAGAAATGGTCGTTTGAACACGCTAAATTAATGGGTTTTCAATGTGAAGAAGTTGTTGATGAAGAAACCGGAGAATTAGATTGGGATGGGTTCTATATATTCAATAATAATTTTGATTACATTGAGCAAATTACGGATTATATTAATTTATTACTTGATGCTCAAGAAAAGGGTGAATTAGATTATAGTTTGTGTTTTATGTGGGATTCTGTAGGTTCAGTTCCTTGTAAAATGACATATGAAGGCCGAGGCGGCAAGCAACACAATGCGGCAGCATTAGCTGATAAAATTGGTATGGGTATTAATCAACGTATATCAGGGTCACGTAAAGCAGATTCTAAATATGAAAATACTTTGATTATCGTAAACCAACCTTGGGTGGAGTTACCGGATAATCCATTTGGTCAACCTAAAATTAAAGCAAAAGGGGGTGAGGCTATTTGGTTAAATTCATCATTAGTATTTTTATTTGGTAATCAAAAAGGTGCAGGTACAACTAAAATCACAGCAACTAAAGATAAAAGAACTATTAAATTTGCTTCAAGAACAAAAGTTTCTGTAATGAAAAATCATATTAATGGACTTGGATATGATGATGGTAAGATAATTGTAACTCCACACGGATTTATTGCTGGTAAAGATACTGCCGAAGAAAAATCAAACATTGAAAAATACAAAAAAGAGTACGCCGATTATTGGAAAACCATTATTGGTACTGATGGTGATTTTGATTTAAAAGAAGAAAAAGAAGATAATTAAAAATGGAAACTAAAGTTTGTTCTAAATGTAAGGTAGAAAAACAAGTTTGTGAATTCGGTAATTCAAAATTATCAAAAGATGGGTTGTTATATTCTTGTAAAGAATGTAATAATAAAAGAAGTGTTGATTACCGTAAAAATAATTCTGAAAAAGTTTTAGAATTAACTAGAAATTGGACTAAAAAAAATCCTGAATGGGTTTATAATCGTCACAAGAAATGGAGAAAAGAAAATCCGGAAAAAGTTAAAGAAATGAGAGGGAATTGGTTAAATAAAAATCCGGAAAAAAGAAAAGAATATCGTGAAAATTATAAATCAAGAAAACAAGAACAAAGAAAAGAGAGGAGAGATAAAGACCCTATTTTTAATTTAACCAATAGATTGAGATGTAGGTTATGGAAATATTTAAAAATTCTTAACATAACTAAAACTAATAAAACTTTCGACATTGTTGGATGTTCACCCCAATTTTTAAAAGAACATTTAGAAACCCAATTTACTGATGGTATGAGTTGGGATAACAGGAGTGAGTGGCATATTGACCACATCATTCCATTATCATCGGCAAAAACAGAAGACGAACTTTATAAGTTGTGTCATTATGAAAATCTTCAACCATTATGGGCTGAGGATAATTTGAAAAAAAGTAACAAAACATTATAGTAACGAATACAAACAAAACAAGTGGTTAAAACCCTATTAGTGGACGGCAATAATTTAGTAAAGATTGGCTTTCACGGAGTAAAAGATTATTATCATAATGGAAAACACATAGGTGCCTTATGGCACTTTGTGAACACCATTCGACGATTCATTGACGAACAAAACTTTGATAAAGTTGTTGTTATGTGGGATGGTGATGATAACTCTTTAACTCGAAAACTTATTTATCCCCAATACAAAGAACAACGTAGAGACAGAGATAACGAGTATAAGTTAGATTCTTTCACTGAGCAGAAAGAAAGAATCAAACAATACTTGGAGGATTGTTATGTGAGACAAATCAACGTAGATAATAACGAAGCGGATGATTTGATTGCTTACTATTGCCAAATCTCGGATAACGAACAAAAAACCATTTATTCGGGGGATAAAGACCTTACACAACTTATTTCAGATAAGGTGTCGGTATATTACCCAAGAACTAAAGAAACTTATCAATTAGGTAGTAAAATCAAATGTGATATTTACGAATTCCCTCATCAAAATATTAAAACTTATAAAATTTTATCGGGTGATAAATCTGATAACATTGATGGTATTTCAGGTTTGGGCGAAAAAACACTTATAAAGTTTTTCCCTGAGTTACTTGAAAAACCGGTTACGATTACCGATATTTTACAAAAAGCTGAGAACCTACTTAAAGAAAATAAGAATAATAAAACATTACAAAATTTAATATCGGGTAAAACTAAAAATGGTGTTCATGGGGAGGAATTTTTCGCTATTAATGAGAAAATAATAAATCTATCAAATCCGTTAATTACTGATGATGCTAAAGAACTTGTAGAGTTATATTATAGAGAAACGTTAGACCCGGATGGTCGTGGACATAGGAATCTTATAAAGATGATGATGGAAGACGGTTTTTTTAAATATCTACCAAAGGGGGATGACGCGTGGGTGAATTTTGTTAGACCCTTTATGAAACTAACAAGAAAAGAAAAAAGAAATTATAACAACAATTAATTAAAACTATGAAAGACCAAGAATCGGTAAAATTAGAATTTTTAATGATGGTAAATGATAACATCATTGTACAAAGATTTTTTAACGTGAGAGAGTTTAACAATGAGGCAAAGAACTCATTAGAACTTTATGAATTACTTCGTGAATTTAAAGAAGACATTCAAACTCAATTATCATTGAAAACAGTAACGTATATGTCTGATAATATGTACGAAATTATTAACAATCCGGCTATTTTGGAAACGTCATATACTGATGGTCCGGAGTACTTTAACATCTTCATCAAACAAAATGATGTGACAATTTGTCATAGACAAGTAGACGCTAAAGTATACCCTCCAAAGATAAGATACACTGTGGATGTACGCCCACACCTAAAAAACTTATTGATGAACTTGACTGACATTTTTTCATCTAAAAATTTAACAAAAAAATATCTGGATGTTACCTTAAGTGTGTAGTATTTATTAATACACTAAAAGAAAAATTATATGGCGTCAAACAAAAATTTCGAGTATCTAGGTAGTACCTTTCAGATACAATTATTAAACCAAATCATTATCGACAAAGATTTCTCAAGGTCTATTATCGATGTGATTGAAACAAGTTATTTTGAAAATAAATATTTCAAATTAATCATTCAGATGATTAAGGAGTATTATACAAAATACGAACACACACCAACCTTTGACACATTAGAACAAATCACAAAATCTGAGATACAACAACCTCTGGCGGCAAAAATCATTATTGATACCCTTAATAAAGTTAAGGAATCCACACTTGAGGGAGCGGAATTTGTACAAGAAAAATCAATGAAGTTCTGTAAACAACAGGAGTTACAGAAAGTAATGGTTAAAGCTCAAAAAATCATCGACACGGGTGAATTTGAGAGTTATGACACATTAGAGGAAATGGTGAGCAAAGCTCTTCAGGTTGGAGAACACGATAAGGGAACGGAAAGTGTTTTCAGCAATTTAGATGACGTTTTAAACGAAGATTATCGTCATCCGATACCAATGGGTATTCCGGGAATAGATAGGTTATTAAAAGGTGGTTTGGCTAAAGGTGAAATCGGTGTTGTATTAGCACCAACTGGTGTTGGTAAATCAACTTTACTGACAAAAATCTCAAATCACGCATTTAATTTGGGGTACAATGTTTTACAAATTTTCTTTGAGGATAACCCAAAGATTATTCAACGTAAACACATTACTTTATGGACAAAAATCCATCCGGATGAATTGTCATTAAAAAAGGATGAAGTTATGGCTAAAGTAAAAGAAGTTAAGGAAAATATGCCTAACGAACTTATACTTAAAAAACTTCCATCTGACACCGTAACAATGATGCAAATTAAGAATCAAGTTAGAAAAATGATTTCTGAAGGAAACAAAATTGATATGGTATTATTGGACTACATTGATTGTGTGGTTCCTGATAAAAACTTGGGGGATGAATGGAAATCTGAAGGGTCTGTGATGAGAGCATTTGAAGCTATGTGTCACGAGTTGGACATTGTTGGGTGGACTGCAACTCAAGGTAACAGAAGTTCAATATCATCAGATGTTGTGACTACTGACCAAATGGGTGGTTCTATCAAAAAAGCACAGGTTGGACACGTAATCATTTCCGTGGCAAAATCTCTACAACAAAAAGAAATGAAACTAGCAACGATTGCTATTACTAAATCACGTATTGGTGATGATGGTATTGTCTTTGAAAATTGTAAATTTGACAATGGTATGTTAGAAATTGATACAGAAAGTTCGGTAACGTTCTTAGGTCTTGAAGAACAAACTGAAGAAAGAAATAGACAAAGAATCAAAGATTTATTAGAAAAAAGAAAAGAAAAACAACAAACACAAAATTAAAAAAATGGAAGAAAAAATATTAAAAGAAAATCCGAACAGATTCGTTATTTTCCCTATTGAACATAATGATATATGGGAATTTTACCAACAACATCAATCAGCATTTTGGACGGCTGAAGAAGTTGATTTATCCAATGACATTAGAGATTGGGAAAATTTAACAGATAATGAAAGATTCTTTGTTAAGAATGTATTATCATTTTTCGCAGCGTCTGACGGAATCGTTAACGAAAACCTTGCGGAAAACTTCTTAAAAGAAGTTCAATACCCTGAGGCTAAGTTCTTCTACGGATTCCAACTTATGGCAGAGAATATTCACTCATTAATGTATTCATTATTGATTGACACATATATTTCAGATGCTGATGAGAAAGATGAATGTTTCCACGCAATTGATAAATTGCCGGCAGTTCAAAAGAAGGCAAAATGGGCGTTGGATTGGATTGAGAATTCAACTTTCCAAGAAAGATTGATTGCGTTTGCTGCGGTTGAGGGTATCTTCTTCTCAGGTTCATTCTGTTCAATCTTTTGGTTAAAATCAAGAGGAATTATGCAAGGATTATGTAACGCTAATTCACTTATCTTTAAAGATGAGAATTTACATTGTGATTTTGCGATTCACTTGGTTAACAATCATTTGGAAAATAAACCAAGTGAAAAAAGAATTAGAGAAATCTTACTATCTGCTTTGGAGATTGAAAAAGAATTTATTACTGAATCTATACCAGTATCTTTAATTGGTATGAATTCAAACTTGATGAAACAATACCTTGAGTTTGTTACTGATGGTTTATTAGTTAAATTTGGTTGTAAAAAACAATTTAACGTAGAACAACCATTTAAGTTTATGGAGCAAATTGCTGTTGAAACAAAGGGTAACTTCTTTGAATCAAGAACTATGGAATACCAAAAAGCTAAATTGGGTGAGTCATTAACATTTACAGACGATTTTTAATATGATGTCATTAAAGATAAGAAAAAGAGGGGGGGACGAAGTTTCGTTCAACCCCCAAAAAATTTATAATAGAGTTAAACGAGCTGCAAGAGGTTTAAACGTAAACGCTGATGAGGTATTCATTAAGGTGATTACTTCAGTTCCAACAGAGGGTGTTATTACAACCAAAGAGTTGGATAAATTGGTTTACGAGATTGCTGCGGCATATACCGGAAGTCACCACGATTATTCAAGGTTGGCGTCTTCAGTGGCTATTTCTGCATATCATAAAGAAACTGACGAAAGTTTCTGTAATACTATGCACACATTACACGTTGATGGAATTATTAACGATAAGTTAATGGAAACTATTGAAAAATATGGTCCTGAAAATATTGATTCTGTAATAAATCACGAGAATGATTATAATTTTGATTATTTTGCGTGGAAATCATTACAAGAAATGTATTTATTAAAAACACCTGAAGGTAGAGTAATTGAAAGACCACAACATATGTATATGAGAGTGGCTTTATGGGTTACTAAATCATTTGAACAAGCGGTTGAGTATTATCAATCATTGTCAAACCAACTTATTTCTCCTGCAACACCAATTATGATTAATGCGGGAACTAAAACACCTCAACTTGCGTCTTGTGTATTGAAATACAATCATGGTGATTCGAGAGAAGGGTTATTACAAACATTCAATGACATTTCAACTTATTCATCTGACGCTGCTGGTATTGGGTTATGTATGTCTAACGTTCGTAGTAAAGAAAGTCGTATTAATTCATCAGGTGGATTTGCGGGTGGTTTATTAAAATACCTTAAGATTGTTAATGAAGGGTTAAGATTCTTTAATCAACAAGGAAGAAGACCGGGAAGTGCGGCTATCTACATTGAACCTTGGCACAAAGACATTATTGATTTACTTGACATCAAAAAGAATACAGGTGCTGAAGAGTTAAGAGCAAGAGATTTGTTTACATCTATATGGTTACCGGACAACTTTATGAATGCTGTTAAAGATAATAAGGATTGGTATTTATTCTGTCCTAATGATATTATTAAAGCGGGTATCAAACCATTACAGGAAACTTATGGTGAAGAATACGAACATAGTTATAACAGAGCGGTTGAACTTGGTCTTGGTAAAAAAGTAAAAGCACAAACAATTTGGAATAAGATTATTGAATCTCAAGTTGAAACCGGAGTTCCTTACTTATGTTCTAAAGATAGTGCAAACAGAAAAACTAATCATCAAAATATTGGGGTGATTAAACAATCTAACTTATGTAATGAGATTTACCAATATACTGATGAAAATACTACGGCAATTTGTACATTATCATCTATGGTATTGAAAAACTTTATTGTTAAAGGTGAGTTTGATTTTAAATTACTTTATAATGAGGTTAGAAAGGTTGTAAGAGCACTTAACAAAGTTGTTGACATCAATAGTTATTCAACTGAACAAGGTAGAAAAGGTGGTTTAGAACAAAGAGCGATTGCTATCGGAACTCAAGGTCTTGCCGACGTGTTCTACTTAATGGATTACATCTTCACATCTGAAGAAGCAAGACAATTAAATAAAGAGATTTTTGAAACTATCTACTTCGCTGCAATCACCGAGAGTATGGAATTATGTAAATCAGGTGAATATAAACCATACAAATTCTTTAAAGGGTCACCAATGTCAAAAGGTATATTCCAATTTGATATGTGGGGGTTAGATTATGAAGGATTAGGTAGAATGTGGGATTGGGACTCACTTAAGTTAGAAGTGTCCAACCACGGGGTTTGTAACTCGTTATTCACGGCTCAGATGCCGGTAGCGTCATCAGCTAAGATTACAGGTTCATTTGAAATGACAGAACCGGCTCACTCGGCATTATTTAACAGAAGAGTTGTTGGGGGTGAAATCTTAATTGTTAACAAATACTTAATTAATGATTTTGAGAAAATTGGTATTTGGTCAGAAGATTTGAAAAATGAAATCATTATGAATGAAGGTTCAATTCAAAACATTAACTTTAATCATTATCTTGATGTTGAGGATAAAAACTACAACAAAAAAGTTAAGAGAATTGAACACTTAATTCCAAAGTATAAAACAATTTGGGAGATATCTCAAAGAGAACTTATTGATATGGCGGCAGACAGAGCACCATTT